AAGAGGAATACATGTCAGAAATTTTCAATAAAGCAGTAAAAGAAGCTGAGAAGCTTTCCACACAAGACAATGCAAAGTCTGTGTTAGATAATATTTATTCTACATTAGGGAATATAGATCCTCCTTTAACCATTGCTCGTAAGCTTGGATTAAATATACCTTCAGGAGAAGATTTAACTACTCTAGTACAAACAGTAGCAGAAGGAGTTAGTCCGGGTACTGATATACGAGAAATAGTAGAGGGATCTGAAAAAATTTCTGAAGGTAATGTTGTATCTGGTGGTTTACAAACATTAAGTGGCTTGGCAGGAGTAGCTATACCTTTTTCAAAACAAATTAGAAGAATAGGAAAAGTAGTTGATGATACTCTTTTAAAATCAGTTAAACCTTTAGATGTAGGTGTAGATGAATCATTATTATCTGGAAAATTTTTAAAAAATTATACTGAAAATGATTTTAATATTCTTGATGATTTAGTTAATAAAGGTAAGGTAAAACTTAAAGGATTAAAAGCAAATAAATTATTAAATGCTCCAATAGAAGGTGGAAGAAATATTGGTGTTAGATTGAATTTAAATTCTGAAATATTAGATGCACCTAAAAATTTAAAACCTAAATTACAAACAATACATGAAAAGACTGCAACTGGTAAAGCACTTTCCTATAAACCTTATGCAACAGTAGTAGGAACAGATAAGAAAAAAGTTAAATTTTATGTTAGTCCTTCAGGAAGAGAAAATATTGCTACAGGAAAAGTGTCAAAACATCCTGCAATGTCTGTAAATGGTGCATATGAACCTAACTTAAAAATATTACCATCTGATCCTAATGTAGTTGAAATAGGATTTAATCCAAAAGCACATCATCTTTTTATAGATTTAAAAACTGGTCAAGCTGTTAAAGAAGCTGATGCTGCTACAGTTATTGGAGATAGGGTATATGCTAAAGGTGTAACTTATTTTAAAAAATCAGAAGCACCTAAACCAAAAACAGCACCAAGTCAAGTACGATATAAAGAAAAGAAAAAAGGAGGACAGATTAGCACAGGATTAGAAGGAATAGGTGAGAATACTATCTATAGATCTAAAGATGGAGAAGGTCTTTCCAGTATTGGTGAATCTATTATAAATAGAGCCACTGGTGGAGATATTATTACTAGTGCTTATAATAGACCTATACCCAGAGTTATATATAGAGATAAGGGAGGAAAGATTAAACAAAAAAAAGATGGTGGTGGTTTATCAAACTTAAAGAAATCTATTAATATAAAAGGACAACCACATAAACTAGCATGGATTAATCCAGATGAAGCTTCTCTCCTAAAAGCTATGGGTGGTAGTGGTAAGAAGGTAGGTGGTATCCCTGCTTATTATTATGATACTATGGCTGCAGAAGCTTATACAGATTTTTATGGTGGAGATGATACAGGTACTGCTGGTGGGACTGAAGATCAAACTGATACTGGAGAAGTATCTTATTATATGAGGGGTACTCCTACGGATAAAGATAATCTTTCTCAACTAGAAGTAAGCTTAGGTTTACCTGAGGGTTCTCTTCATCCAGAAACAGGAATAGGTAGAGGAGGATCAGACGAGTTTGAAGGTAGAAGTGGATTAGCAACTATTGGAGATAGAGCAATAACTTTCCAAGCTCTAGGAAAAATACCGGGTGCTTTAGAAAGATTTAAAGAGTCAATGAGAGATCAAGTACCTGCTGATGTATATTCTACATATTTTAATGCACTACTAGAAAAAACTGGAGATATGGATAAAACTCAAAAAATAGTAGATGCTGCTTTAGCAATTCCCGGTATGCCAGAAGAACTTATTGCTAGATTTGAAGGATCTAAATCATTATCAGGAAAAGGATATATGTTTGGTGGTCCCGCTGAAACAGTTAAAGCTTTAATGGAGACAGATGTACGTAATTCGTTAGAGGCTGCTTTGGATAGAAAAGATAGAGCATTAATGGAGCAAAAAACAACAGATGAGGATAAATATGGAGAAGAAACTTCTCTTATAGGAGTACCGGGATATGAACTAGCAGAATTAATAGAAAAAGGTGAAGTACCCGGAATGTCTTATCAACCAAGAGCAGAATTAACAAATCCTTATGAAAGTTTAGGATTAGCTAAATGGGTAGTACCCGGAGGAATGATAACATCAGGAATTGTAGGATTAATAAATGCTATAGGTGATCTATCTGGAATAGTAGGAACTGTGACAATAGGTGGGAAAGAGTATGGATTAACTGAAGATGGACAAATAGTTGACACACAGATAGCAGAAGCACCTGATACTGGTAATGAAATTGAATCACCATACCGTTCTGCAATTCCTTCACCAACAAAAACAGTTACTGAATCTGTAAAAGAAGCAGGACCAATGGAAACATTTCAAGCAGGATTAAAATCAATAGATCTTGATTCTAATACTGCAAATAAAATAAAAATTTTAATGGATCAATATGGAATTTCAGAAAATCAAGCTAGACAAATGATTGGTTTAGAAATTAATGTAGCATAGGATGAGATATGGCAACAGAAAGAAATCCCTTCGATAAAATACCAGAAGAAGTATCTAATATAATTCCTATGGCTCCAGCCGAACAAACTGATATAGATGCTACTTTTGAAGTAGCTGATGATGGTGGAGTTATAGTTGATTTTGCAAGTGAAGATATAGTTATGGAGCCTTCCGAAAGTATTGCAGAATGGTATGGTGATTTATGTGATACACTTGATGAAAATGAATTATATGAAATATCTAGTAATGTAATAGAAAACTATCAGGCAGATAAAGATTCCAGAGGTGAATGGGAGTCTATGTTTGAAAGAGGATTTGAATTACTGGGACTTAAACTTCAACCGGGATCAGAACCTTTTGAAGGAGCCTGTACAGCCGTACACCCACTCCTGATTGAGTCAGCCGTTAAGTTTCAGTCTAAAGCTTCAGGAGAACTCTTCCCTAGTTCTGGTCCTGTCAAAGCTAACATTATGGGTAAGCATACACCCGAAAAACAAATGCAAGCTAATCGAGTACAGAACTTTATGAACTATCAGTTGACTGAGCAGATGCCAGAATACTTTGATGAGTTTGAAAGAATGCTGTTCCATCTTCCCTTAATAGGATCTGCTTTCAAAAAGATATACTATGATTCAACTTTAAAACGTCCTGTCTCTGAGTTTATACCAATAGATCAGTTCTATGTGTCGTACTTCGCTACTGATCTTAGGAATGCAGATAGATATACCCATGTTATTTATCGTAGTCCTGTAGAAATAGAAAGAGATATAAGAGCAGGAGTTTACAAAGATGTGGAACTACCTGAACCTAATCAGACAAATGTAACATCCTTTACAGCAAAGATGGATACAATACTAGGTATATCTCCTAGTTCAGATAAAGATCCCCAATATATATTACTTGAGCAACACTGTTATCTGGATATAGAAGGTAAAGATCAGTCATTACCTTATATCGTAACAGTAGAAGAACAAAGTAGAATAGTATTAAGTATTCGCAGGAACTATGAACAGACTGATCCTAATATGGAAAAGAGAAGTCACTTTGTTCATTACAGGTTTGTACCCGGATTTGGTTTTTATGGATTGGGCTTGATACACTTCCTTGGTAATTTAACAATGAGTGCAACCGCTGCAATGAGATCCCTGATTGATGCAGGACAATTTGCTAATTTACCCGGAGGTTTCAAGGCCAAGGGAATTAGAATCGTTGGTGACAATGAACCTATTTCCCCCGGTGAGTTCAAGGAGGTTGAAGCAACTGGAGTAGATCTTGCAAAGGCTATTATTCCTCTCCCCTATAAAGAGCCTTCCTCTACTCTATTCCAGATGTTACAATTTGTAGCTTCTGCTGGTCAGAAGTTTGCAGACAGTACAGAGCAGATTGTTTCTGATGCTGCCTCCTATGGACCCGTTGGAACTACAATGGCCCTCCTTGAAGCAAGCAGTAAGTTCTTCACAGCTATCCATAAACGAATACATAAATCCCAGAGAGATGAGTTTAGAGTTCTTGCCAAGATAGATTATGATTATCTTCCAGAAGAATATCCTTATGATGTTCCTTTTGAAGATCGTAGTATATTTAAAAATGATTTTGATGGCAGAGTAGATATTGTTCCTGTATCAGATCCTAACATACCATCTAATGCCCATCGTATGATGATGGCTAATATGGCTATGCAAATGGCACAGCAATCACCTCCCGGTATGTTTAATCTGGAAGCTCTGAACAGAACAATTCTTAATGCAGCAAATATGCCTAACCTTGAAGAAATTCTACCTCCCAAGATAAAACCAAAGCCTATGGACCCGGTTTCTGATATAATGGCTGCTACAAAGGGAATACCCATAGCAGCCTTTCCGGGTCAGAATCATGATGCTCATGTCCAAACCAAGATGGCATATCTACAAGATCCTGCCAATGGTGCTAATCCTATCATGCAAAGAATACGTCCCATACTTGAAGCTAATATACAAGAACATTCTGTTATGAAGTATCAGGAACAAATGAATGGAGTAGCACAAGGAATATTAGAACAGGCTGGACCAGAGCAAGCACAAAATCCTGCTGTAGTTGAAATGGCTATGGCTCAAGCTGCTCAACAGGTAATGAATGCTAATCAGGCTATGGGCATGGCTCAGTCTCCAGAACAACAGCTAGTAGCTCTTGAACAAGCTAAAGTAGAATTAGAGAAACAAAAGCTACAATCTGATACAATGGTACAAGCTGCTGAAATGGAACTCAAGAATAAAAAACTTGAACTTGATGAAAATGAACAATTAATAGATATGCTTAAAGATGGTGCAACTGAAAACTTTAAGAAAGAAAAAGCAGAACTTGATAGAGAATCTAAAAAAGAATTAAAGTCTTTAGAAATTCTTGGAAAGCTTGGAATAGAAGAAGCTAAAATAAATTCTCAAGATGAACGTGCTAAAGAAAAAATTATGAAAGAAATTTTAGAACAAAATAAAAAAGATAAAAGAGATCTAGATATGAAAGGTCTTGAAGCCTTAGTTAAATTAGCAATAGAAAAATCTAAAGAGGAGTAGTAAAATGGAGAAGACTGAAAAAATTCCACAGATGAAGAAAGGTAAAGGCTATATTAGTTATAATAAAACAAGCTCTGATAAACCAGTAACTTATGGAGATCCTTTCAAGAGTGATTGTATTGGAGATTGGGAAATGGTAGCCGACCTTAATGAGTGGGGTTATGACGAATTTAAATTTCCAAATCCTATAAAAGGTAAGTAACTCTAACCAATGGAAATTTGGGATGAAGTAATTCAGGAGTTTAACGATGAAATTCAGAAACTCAGAATTACATTAGCCAGTGGGAATGCTGAAGATTATGCACACTATAGACAGCTTGTAGGATCAATACAAGGTCTGGAATGGGCCAGAGGTAATCTCACTAATATTATTAAAAAACGAACTTATGGAGAGAATGAGGAGTAAAATGCAACAAGTACAAATGGGTAAAGCAGTTAAAAATAATCTATGGATTACAGATCCAGAAGAAGTAGACGATCCAGAAGTACTACCCGAATTACCGGGATTTCATGTACTGGTACGTCCAGTATCTGTGAAGAGTCAAACAAAAGGTGGTATTCTTTTACCAGACTCGACAAAGGATGATATATCATATCTTACTACAGTAGGTAAAGTAGTAGCTCTGGGTAATTTAGCTTATCTGGATAAAGATAAGTTTCCTGCTGGAGCATGGTGTAATATAGGAGACTATGTATGTTATGGTAAACATGCAGGTACAAAGCTTTTTTACAAAGGTGTAAGATTAATTTTATTGTTTGATGACCAAATTACCATGAAAGTTGAAGATCCAAAAGATTTAGATCCAACATTTAATTTAGGAAAAGGATCAAGTTAATTTGTGAAATCGTTAATTTTATGGTATAATATAGTTACGTTAAATCGTTGAACTCGTAGACAACGGAGGTTAAAATGAGTGAAGAAAAAAAAGAAGAGTGGAACGAAATAGAAGTTCCGAATGAAGAGCAGAAAGAAGTTGAATTTGAGGTAGAAGAGGAAGCTGAACCAGAACAAAAGGCAGAAGCTAAGAAAGATGAGAAGCCACCAGAGTTAGATGGTATAGAAACTAAGGGGGCTGAAAAAAGAATAAGACAACTTATTCGACAAAGAAAAGAACGTGATGAACAGATTACTGCTCTCATCCAAAAAAATGAGGAACTAGGGAATACCCTCAGAACGAAAGATAAGGAAGTAAACGAGGTAAATAAATTAAGTCTTGATGCTTCTGAGAAACAATTAAATGATAAACTTGAGCTTGCCAGATCCGTCTATATGGAAGCCTTTGAAGAAGGAGATAAAGAAAGAGTTCTTAAAGCACAAGAAATGTTGAATGAAGCACAGAATGATTTAAAACAAGTATCAACAGCAAAGATAAGATATGAGAATCAACCTGAACCTGCTCTAATTCAACAGCAACAAATTTCTCAACCACAGGCTCAATCTAAAAATGATCCATTGGCTGAAGAATGGGCTGCAAAAAATGATTGGTTTGGACAGGATAATGTTAAGACTGCTGCTGCATTAGCTATAGATGCAGAATTAAAGCAGGAAGGATATGATCCTCAAGATGAAGAGTTTTATCAGGAAATTGATAACAGGATTCAAAAGGCTTTCAATCAAGAAAGTCAGGAACGTGTGCAGGAAAATCCGTCAACACCTGCTCAAGTAGTATCGGGGGCTTCACGTTTGTCCCCATCCAGTTCTAGTAAAGTCAAATTATCCAAAGAGGATGTAAGACTTGCACAGAAATGGAATATACCACTTGAACAATATGCTGCCGAAAAGCTGAAGGTTTCAGATGCTGATGGCAACTATACTAATATCACTTAAACGTGGAGGAATGAAACATGACAACACGAAATGAACTACGTAGTAATACTAATCGGGAAGCTAAAACAAGAGAAGTCGAAGAAGAATATGTCTTTGAGGAGCCAGATGCCCTCAGTATACCAGATTCGGTACAAGCAAGATTCGATAGTGAGGATATGTCCCTCCGTTGGATACGTATATCTGTAAAAGGACAGGATGACATCACTAATGTTGGTAAGAACCAGCAACAGGGATGGGTCTTCGTAACTCCTGATGAAGTTCCTGAAATGGCAATTACATCCTTCGTAAGGGAAGATGGTCGTTACCAAGGTGCAGTCTGTCGTGGAGATGTAGCTTTGGCTAAGAAACCAACAGCAAAGGTAAGGGCCAGACAGAAATTCTATGAGAAGAAGTCTAGTGATATGATGGATGCAGTTAATGCACAACTCATGAAAAGTTCTGACTCTCGTATGCCAATTTCTAATTCAAGTAAATCAGTAACAACCAGAGGTCGGCAACCTTCTTTTCAAGATTAGTCGATCTCTAAACAATAAGGAGATGAAACATGTCTACTACAAAAGCATTTCGTGGCTTCATCCCTGCTCGTATGAAAGGTGGTGCTTATAATAATGAGGCAGTGACGGATATGATCACACTAACCTCAACAGGACAAGCACAAACTCCTAGTAATAGTATTTTTACTGGTGATCCAGTAGTATTACCGGGAGCCAACTTTGCAACTATATCTCCGTATATTGCAGCAACTCTTAAACCTTCAGGGGTTTTCATGGGTTGTCAGTATGTGGAAAATGGAGAGCAAAAGTTCTCCCGGTATTGGCCGGGTGGGACGAGTGCCACAGACGTTAAATTTTTTGTAATAACCAACCCTGATCAAACTTACTACATCCAGTGTTCTTTGACTCTATCGGCT